ATCCATGTGGAGAGTGCAAATTCTATGAGCCTCTACATGATATTACAACTAAACTATCAGAAGGATGGTGCAGAGTAGAACAACCATCAAAGTTAGTTCTATCAGAGGAGACTTGTAAGAAATGGCAAATAAAGTAAAAGTTTGGAGAGATTTAGAAGAGGAGTGGGAACTTCATCAATGGGATATGATGCCTGATGTTGAAGACTTATCAGTTTACTGGGAACTCCAATCACAAGCACAGCAAGAAAGAAGAGATGAATATCTCAAATGGAATAAATTTTTTGAAAGTAAAGAAACACATAGAGATTTAATGAAACGACTAGGACGACACCAATCTGAATGAGTGGAGTATATAATCAAACTTATTTTAATAATCACCCCCATGAAAAAGAAAGAGAGGGTGTATTGTATGGAGTTATTCTAGTAAATCAAAGAACCTTTGAGCGCGAGTGCATCAAAGTCGGAATCGCTAGTGGTAAAGACTGGCGACATGTAATCAAAAGAAGTCGTGGTTTTAAAGGATACGATCTGCGTATTCAACGAACATATCACGATACCATCTATAACTGCTGGAAAATTGAGCAGTCCCTTCACGAGAAGTTTAAACACGATAGTTATGCCCCAACCCAAAAGTTTGGTGGGCATACGGAGTGTTTCAAAATATCCTCGCTTATTTTATCCCAGTTTCCAAAAAATAATTCTTGACAAATGGTCACTCGTTTGATATAATATAATCATATTTGGGAGAAAGACAAACTTGACAAAAATAATACCACCAACACACTGTCCTGCCTGTGATAGCAGACTAATGTGGGTTAATGAGCAATTATTTTGCAAGAACAGTCTTTGCCCAGCACAATCTTCCAAGAAGATTGAACATTTTGCGAAAACTCTTAAGATCAAAGGACTTGGTCCTGCAACTATTAGCAAACTTGGTCTTGAGGATTTTCACGATATCTATTCTTTATCAGAAGAAGAAATATCATCTTTGTTGGATTCAGAGAAAATGGGTACTAAGCTACACTTAGAAATACAGAAGTCAAAGAGCACAGACCTAATAACTCTACTTCCAGCATTTTCAATATCGCTGATTGGCACAAGTGCTTCAAACAAATTAGCAAAAAAGATTTCATCAATACATGAAATAACCCCAGAAATATGTAAGGAAGCAGGTCTGGGTCAAAAAGCGACAGATAATCTGATTGATTGGTTAGTGAACTCGTTTCATGCTAACGAATATTACAACTTACCCTTTTCTTATACTTGCGAGAAAAAAGAGCAGGTTAGTCTTAACAACACTAAGGGAACAGTTTGTATATCGGGTAAACTTAAAAGTTACCCAACCAAAGCAGCCGCACAACAAGTATTAGAAAAATACGGCTATGTTGTAAAAAGCAATCTTACAAAAGATGTTACTCATCTAGTAAACGAGAGTGGCATAGCAAGTGCAAAAACCAACAAAGCAGAACAATTAGGTATTAAAATTATTAACAACATTAAGCATTTATTAGAGGAAAACTAAAATGGCATTACCAAAATGGACAGACGACAGAACCCAAGCTCTTGTAGACTTTGTAGGTTCTGAAAGCCCTATTTCTCAAGCTACTGTAGCTAACGCTGCAGAAGAACTAGAAACTTCAACAAGAAGTGTTAGTTCTAAGTTAAGAAAAATGGGTTTTGAGGTTGAATTAGCCTCAGCTTCAGCTTCTAAATCTTTCTCCGAGGATCAAGAAGCTACACTAAGAAACTTTGTTACTGACAACTCAGGTTCTTATACATATGCAGAAATAGCATCTAACTTTGAAGGTGGACATTTCTCTGCTAAATCAATTCAAGGAAAGATTCTTTCTATGGAATTGACAGAGCATGTTAAACCTGCACCTAAAGTAGAAACTGTTAGAACTTATACTCCTGAAGAAGAAGGAACATTCGTTGACATGGTTAACGGTGGTTCTTTTGTAGAGGAAATCGCTGAAGCCCTAGGCAAAAGCGTTAACTCAATCAGAGGTAAAGCTCTTTCACTTCTAAGAAGTGGTGAAATCAATGCTATTCCAAAGCAGAAAGAAACTAAAGGTTCAAGCAAAGCCGACGTGCTAGCTGGAGTTGACATTGAGTCTTTAACTGTTGAAGAAATTGCTGATCAAATCGGCAAAACAGTTAGAGGTGTCAAAACTATGCTAACAAGACGTGGTCTACAATGTGCAGACTACAACGGTGCAGCTAAAAAAGAAATAGGTTAATCTTATTTACTTTTAGTTTGGGTAGGGAGTCATCACTCCCTGCCTTTTTTCGTTTTTACTTTGGGAGAGTATATTGAATATTGCATCGGCGCTACTTAAACAGATTATCGTTCAAAAAGATTTAGACACATGGTCTAAGTTAAAAGAACATTACCTACCTGGCGAGTACCAGCCGATATTCCGTATTCTTGATAAACATATTGATACTTATCAAGACCTTCCTAAATTTGAAGACCTGTCGTATGAAATCCGAGACAGGCAACTCCAAGAAAAAATATTTGCAGTAGAATCCGTAGAGGTTGATGTAGACGCGTGGATGCTCTTAGAGTATCTAAAGAATGAATACGCACAAGTAGAAATTCTAGATGAATTAGATAAATACATTGACAATACTGTTGCGATGGCTAGTGCAGAAGAAAACATTGAGCAACTCCAAGAAATAGTTCTAAGGGTAAGTGACAAGGTAGATGTCAAACCACCCGAAGAAAGTATGCAAAGCATATCTTTGTTTGAAGATGACAAAGAACTGGCTCGTTACTTACCTTTAGGACTCAATAGTGAGTATGACTCACAAATTCAGTTCTCTCCCAAAGATTTGGTGCTTGTGGGAGGCAGACGTGGTGCAGGTAAATCACTTACCTGTTGTAATCTAGCATCCAATGTATATGATTCAGGTCGTAGCGCCCTGTACTTTACTATTGAGATGGATAGTAGAAGTATTCTGCAAAGAATATGTTCTATTGCTACACGAATACCACTTAAAAGACTTCGCAGTAAAATGCTAAGTGCAGAAGAGTGGAATCTAGTTGGCGGATGGTGGGCTGGACGTTTTGATGGTGGACATGACTTGTTGCCAGAGTTTGAAAAGAATCATGACTTTGATGATTTTCACAAAAGACTTACAAAACTTCCCCTACATAAAGAAAAGCAATTGGATGTAATTTATGATCCTGCTTTAACTCTCTCAAAGATTCAGTCCGAATTAGATAAGAAAGTCAATCAACTAGACGTTGGCGTAGTTATAGTAGATTATCTAAACCAAGTCCGCCGCCACAACGCACCGAGTCGTTCAGGTCAATATGACTGGACAGAGCAGATAGAAGTCAGTAAGAAAATGAAACTGTATGCACAAGAGTATGAAACATTATTCTTTGCACCATACCAAACAGATGCTAGTGGAGAGGCTAGATTTGCAAAAGGTATACTTGATGCTGCAGATGCGGCATATGCTCTTGAAACTTGGGAACAACAAGATGAATGTATGACATTTAACTGTGTCAAAATGAGAAGTAATCGTATGGAAAGCTTCTCAAGTGTTGTTGACTGGGAAACCTTGAAGATTGGACCGCAGTCAGCAATCAACCCCAAAGAAAGGGAAGCTCTTGAGAGCAGTATGAAAACTGGAGAAGATGTAGATGATATTTAACATTAGAGCATGGTTATTTGCTCTTTGGGCAGGGGGATTTCTAGCCCTACCAATTATGTACCTCATCTGCTTCTTTGGAAACACAATCAAATTTTTAGGACTAATATGATTCTATATACAGAAAAAGACTTACTAGCGGCATACGGTAAATATGTAAAAGCATTAAAAGATATAACAAGCCCAAGTCTTAGATTGCGAATGATTCCTTCAGTAGAGGAGTTCAGATTAATATATGAATCAGAATTAGAAAATAATTTATGGGATGAAATGGACAATGACGAAAACTGAAAAAGCAGCACTACAAGAATCTGTTGTACAGGTTGGCGCAGCTCTATTGATTAACTTCCCTCTGCAAACTTTTCTATTGTGGTTGTTTATAGAACAATGGCAATGGACGAGTGCATTTTTGATATCATTATCAACTACATTTATATTTACAGTAGTTGCTCTTATCAGAACTTATATGATAAGAATGGAGATAGAAAAAAGACGCAGACACGGAATATGGAGAAAGCAAAGACGTGGCGGCAGATAGAATTAGTAAGGAAACGGCAGAGTTAATCGCTCTGCCACCCTACACTGTAGAGCGTAGGTCAGTTAAGTTTCTATTGAATCAAAAGAAGGTGTATGAAAATATAGAAAGAGTTCCACTCAATACAAAACTTCTTGCTAGTATTGAGAAAGATGGAATAATGAATCCTATATTAACTATGCCTAATTATTATCCGATTGCAGGTAGCCAAAGAATGAGAGCTTTATGGTCGCTAGTAAAAGGACACCCTGATGGTTTCATGTTTAAAACTATCAATGTAGAAGTTCATCGCTTTGATAAAGAGTGGTGGAATATGTTTTATCTATGGAGTGAAAAAGACTTCAGAGATAAAGCCATTGCAATATGGTTTCAAATGGTAGAGTTAGCATGGAAGAGCAAACATTACGAGTACGAAAAAGACACAAGTG